TTTATTGCCAAAGTATATAGTCCAACATAATTTATTTAAACATCTTGTAAGAGGTTTAATTGATGGAGATGGTTATATTGGTAAAGGTCATATTCAGATATGTTTAAATTCTAAATACTTTGCTAAACAGGTACTATATAATTTTAAGACGTATAAGTATTTTACTAAATATAATTTAAAAGAAATACGAGGAAAGACTTGTAAGTACTATAGCTTAACATTATATGGCGGAAAAAGATTCATAGAAGAATATTTTGCTAATAATATAAATTGCGAATACTATCTAAAAAGAAAATACTATAACCCCGTGCTAACCTTATAGATTGCGAAAGGCTGTAAGGTAGTGTAGAGCGTAGGAGATGAATAAATATAATTCTCCCAAGAGTTCTCGACAGTAGTAATACTGAAAAGGTACGCCGAACTTATGTGAACTACAATAACATAAGAAGTAAAGGATAAAAAGCCTTTACGATAACAAAAATGATACATTCTGTTAATAAACCTGAGGAAATAATACCTAATGAAAATCAGATACTCAGTGACGTAGATGTAGCTTCTCTATATCCTAGTATGATTATAGAACATAAGTTTTATCCTCAACATTTAGGTAAAGAGTTCCTTGAAGTTTACTCTCAAATTAAAGATGAACGTATTGAAGCAAAACATAATGGTAATAAAATTAAAAATGAAACATTAAAACTTGCATTAAATGGATTATCTGGAAATTTACAGAATGAACATAACTTTTGTTATTCTCCATTTACTGTTATGCAGATTCGTATTAATGGGCAGTTATTATTATTAATGTTAGCTGAGAAGTTTATCAGTATTGGATGTACTATAGTTCAGGCAAATACAGATGGTTTATTTGTATTAAGACCAAGAGATAAAGAAATTGAGTTTCAAAACATTTGTAGAGAGTGGGAAAAGTTAACAAGGTTAACTTTAGAGGAAGATCGTTTTGAAGCTATGTATCAATATGCAATTAATGATTATCTTGCAGTAAAAGAAGGTTATTCTGAAACAAAAGATCCTAAGTTACTAAAAAAGAAAGGAATGTTTATAGATGAAGTTAAACTTGGAAAAGGAATGGATGCTATGATTATTCCTGAATCTGTTAATAAATGTTTAGTAGATAAAGTCCCTGTTGAAGAAACAATTAGAAATTGTAAGGACATTAATAAGTTTATTACCTATCAGAAAGTAAGCAGAGATTATTCAGTTGAATATGATAGTAAATTAATTCAAAGAATTAATAGATATTATATTTCTAATGATGGACCATGGTTATACAAATGTAAGGTAGATTCTAATAATCACCGATCAAATTATATTAAACTATTAACTGATTCTGGAGTTACTATTATGAATACTATTGAAAAAGATCAACCAATTCCAAGTAATATTAACTATAGATTTTATATATCAGCCGCTAATAAAATTGTTAGTTTCTTTAAAAATAAACAATTAACTTTATTCTAAAACAATGAAAATTTATGAATTAATATATTATTGAGATGATTGTGCTTATGGATGTGATATTTCTAATACTATATTAGTTAAATCTCAAGAAGAAGTAGAAAAACTTAAAGCAGATTTTTGTGCAGATCAATCACAAAATGCAAAGTTAGAAATAGATACTCCAGAAAATATGATATCATATCAATATAAAGAAGATAGATCGGTACTCCTTATTAAAGAACATAATATATAAATGAATTATTTTTAATGCAATTTGATATTATGAATATAAATTTATATATTTGTAACATCATAATGTACTAAAAAATAATATAATATGAAAAATAATAAGTGATGTGTTTATAAACACACAAGTCCTTCTGGAGGAATTTATA